CCGGGCCGGGATCTCGGAAAGGTTGGCGGCGGCGCCGGCGGTGACGATGTGCAGCGAGCCGCCAATGTATTCCTTCGTGTCGAGCGTGTTGACCGAATCGCGCGACCGTGGCGCCGCCACGCGCTCTCGCACCTCCGGCACCGCGGCGATCGTCTTGCTTACGCGCGCGCTCGTACGCTTGGCCAGCTTCCCGGTAGGCAGAATCCACAGGAAGTTCGCCGGCGACTGGTGCACCGTCGAGCAGAACCAGTTCAGGCCCACCTGGGTCTTGAGCATCTGCGACGCCCCCATCAGCGCGACCGTCTTGCACGGGTGCGTGTCCGACAGGGCCACCATCACCTCGCGCGCGTGCGGCGTCCGGCTGGTGCGGTACTTGCCCGCCTCGTTCGCGCCGGACTCTTTCGGGATGATCATGTAGCGGTCGGCCCAGGCGTCGACCATCATGTTCGGGTCCGGCATCAGGCCGCGCGCAAACGCCGGCCTGACGGTACCAGCTGCAGGAGCGAGACCTATCATTCGATTGCATCCTCGACCTGGACCGCCAGCTTCTCATCGAACGTGTGCACCAGGCTTTCGAGCAGCGCGCGGTGCTCGCGATCGATGATGGCCTCGCATGCATCGGCGCTGGCCAGGGGCGCCACGTCGGCAGCAATACGCCGCGCGCAGTTCATCAGGCCATCGCGCAGCGCGCGTGCCGCCTCGAACACGGCCGAGTCGACGTCGCTCTTGACCAGGTACAGACCGGCCAGCTCGGCCAGTTTGATCTCGGCGGTTGCCGCCTCCGCCGCCTCCCGCCGTGCACGGCTGGAATCATAGCCCGGGACCTTAGCTGGCGGTTCCGCACCTCCGGCACCTCCCGCACCCGCCGGGGCCGAAGGCGGCACCCCATTTGCCAGGGGGTCAGGTCGGTTGCCGTTCGCGCGCTGGCGAGTGTTGCGACGGTACAGGTGCGTCGCGTATTCGGTGTCGACCTTGCCGTCGGTCACTGGGATCTCGCAGCGCTTCACCGCTTCGTATCCAGACTGGCGGGAGATTCCTATCGAGGTGGCCCACTCGGCAATGGTTGTCAGGTTCGGCATGTGTTTCGGTACGTTGTCAGGATGTTTGTCAGGAAATGTTTTCGGGTTCCGCTAGTGCGATGACGGGGCCTGAATTACCCTTGCCTGCTATAGGCTGGGAAGAACCTAGACCCGGGGGGGGTTCCCCTATCGCAGGCCCACCTCGGCTTGCGCCTGGGCGAACCCTTCCGCGAAGTGGGCCGGGAAGCGCCGGTTGACGGTCTCCGTCGTCACCTCGAAGAACTCCAGCAGCTTCTGGTACTGGACCTGATCGACGAACACCAGCACCGGGCGAATGGCCGTGCCATGGCCGAAGCGCCGCTTTAGGTAGATTCCGGGCAGCAGGCCGCGGTTACCCTCGGGCAGTGCGAAGTAAGTCACGCCCTGGCGCGCGATGGTGCGGTTCGACCTGGTGCTGCCGCTCGCCCGCGACTCGTGGCCGGCGCCACGCTGCACCTTCAGCTGCGAGAGCATCTGGCGGATCTGGCCGCGCTTCATGTTGCCGTTGCCGTCCAGCTGGGCGCCAGCGGCCGGCACTGCGAACCAGCCTTGCGGCATCAGGCCCGCGCTCTGCAGCATGCGCTCCGCGCCCTTTTGGCCACGTCCACCGCCAAAGATGTTCGGCAGCAGGAAGCGATCGGCGGGCGTGCCCTTGCCGGACGGGTTGTCTTTGACCCAGAGGCGCGCCTCTAGGGTGTCCTTCTTCGCAGCCTTGAGGAACGTGCCGTTGAGCGCATACGCAGTAGGGCGATCCACCTTGCTGTTCGTCTCGTCCTTGAAAGCCCCCTGCCCGTCCTTCATCGAGCGCGTCAGTGCGGTGGCCGCAACGTACGGTCCCTTGCGGCCCAGGGCAGTGATGCGGGCGCCGACATCGGCAAAGTTCGATCGAATGCTGATTCTCATCTTTTCCTCTTCAATGCCGGGTTATCCGGCTTTTCTCTCAACCCTGCACATCTGTAACCCGCATGGATACTGATTCTTAGCAGGGTGTGTACACTTGCAGGGTCGTTTTCAATATGGCTGTGAAAAACAAGCTCAGCAGTACAGCTACAACTATTCGCACATACGTGCGCAAAACCCGGAAAACCCTGCATACCCTGCTGAAACCTACTATCCATGCGGCTTCCAGACGTGCAGGGTTTACATGCAACCCTGCTCAACCCTGCAATGCGCGGTCCGCGCGAACGTCCCCCAGCTTCCTGAACTTGGCGATCTGTTCTTCCAACCCATCCGGGTAGTCCGGGTTGTCGATGACGAACACCATCCTCGATTTCTTGTGCTTGCTTTCGACGGCCACCGCCTTCTTGGCCTTGTGCTCGCGCCCACCCATCAGGCCAGCGAACTTGCACAGCGTCAGCGGCTTCTCTCCGCTCTTGTCGCACCAGCGCTTGTAGATGATGTAGAGGTCTTCGGACAGGCAGGAGCAGTACGGTGCATCCAGGTAGCCGTCCTTCCAGGCGCGATGGAAGCTCATCCAGCCGGCCAGGCCGAACTCGATCACGCGTTCCTTGGCCAGCGTCATCGGCGGCTTCGTGTGTTCGTTGAAGTCGTCGAGCGGCAGGTTCAGCAGGAAGTCGTAGAACGCCTCGATCCCGCCCTGGGCGATGGCCTGCTGCACGGCCGCGTAAAAGGCCGGGTCCTGCTTACGCCGCGCCTCGATCACCATAAAGCGCCGGTCCTCCAGTTCGATCGGGATCGGCTGCGGCTCGTTCGAGAGGAACACCGAATTCATGTGGTTGCGCTCATCGCGCTCCGGCAGGTTCTTCTGGTTGATGCTCATCGACTTGCCGGTGATCATGTACTTCAGCGTGCCGTTGTGGCTGTACTTGTCGTCACGCGACAGCACCTCCTCGAACAGCACGAACAACTTGCGGCTGCGCCAGGCCGTAAACGTCGAGTCCAGCTGGTGTTGGCTGGCCACGGTTCCGTAGTCGCCATACACCGGCAGCATCACATCCTGGAAGAAGAGCGATTTGCCTGTGCCCTGCTTCTCGCCGAACATCAGCAGCGCGGTCTGCATCTTGGCGCCGGGGTGCTGAAGGGGATAGGCAAGCCAACGCAGAATCCACTCCACGCATTCGGCGGCCTTGTCTTCGGCGTCGCACAGCGATGCAAGGAGCGCGAGGATCGGCTTGATCAGTTCCGCGTTGTGTTTCGCCTGCAGCGGCCAGCCCAGGAAGATGTTCACGTGGCTGATCGGATCGGCGGTCTGGGTCGGATCGAACACCAGGTTCCGCGCCTCGATGGTCTTGCGCTGCGCATGCTCTTGCCACTTGCCAGTGAGTTCGGCGGTGTAGTCGGCGCGCACGGCGCCCAGCGACATCACCTGCTGGCCGATGGCGTCCCATACCGTCTCGGTACCGCGCAGGAGCGTGAGGTTGTCGAGCATCTCGCCCAGCTTGCCGCCGCCGGCGCCGCCTTCGACGGAACGGCCGCCCACGAGGGTGGGCAGGGAGTCGCGCATGATGGTGCGCCGTTTCGGGTCTTTCTCCCAGCTGGCGGCCAGTTCCTTACCAACCCACGCCGTGAAAGCTGATTTCTTGAGCCGCTGGCGGCGCAGGCTGTCCCATACGTCGGTGGTGGGATAGATCAGGCTGAAATGCGACAGCAGCACTTCGAGCGTCGGCACGCGAATGGCCGCGGCCACATCATCGGGCTCGGCGGCCGCGGCCGTGGGCGCGGCGTCTGGTGTTGGTGCCTCGTCGAGGTAGCTCGGGACGTCGTCCATGACCTCTGGAACCGCGTGCGGCGCTTCGCTTACGCTGAGGGCGCGGGAGCGCGCAGCCAGCACCTGGTCGCACACGACGGTCAGCGATTCGGCCAGGTACAGGTCATTGAAGTCCGACCACTTGTCATCGACGCGGTCGCTGAACACCGGCGATACCACCGATGCGTTGCCGACAACGCGCGCAGCGGCCCGAGAGCGCGAGAGGCCAGCATTCTCGAACTTGCGAATCGACACCTGACGACCGGCGCGAATATCGGCCTCGATGTAGTCGGTACCCGTGCTGTCCTTGCGCCAGGTGGCGCGCACGCGCACGATGTCGCCGCCCTTCGATTCGATCTCATGGTCGGCGCCGTCGATGACAGGTATCCACTCGGCGTCGAAGTCAGCCAGCAACGCCTCGACCAGGCGCGGCACGAGACGCATGTCGTCGTCGGCCAGGAACAGCAGATGGGCGGTGGGGAAGTCGCGCCGCAGCTGCTGCGCGACAGGCAACAGGTTGCCGGCGTTGAAGGCGACCATTGCCGGAGTATCGAAGCCAGTGGCCATGCGCACGGTCTCGACCGTCGCATAGCCCTCGCCGACCTCGATCAGCGGCGTGCCGGCAGGAGCGGTGCCGAGGAGGCAGCAGGCGCCGATCATGTCGCCGCCAGTGCTAAAGCGTTTTGCACCATCGGCCTCAATCCGTTGCAGCGCCGACAGCGTTGCGCCGACGGTGCTGTATTTGCGCGCCGGTATCAGCAGCTGGCCGCTGGTCGTTACGCGCGTGCCCTCGGTGCCCACGCGCTTGCGATCGAGGTAAGCATGGCTTTTCTCGGCAGCACCACGCCAGCTGGCGCGCGCGCGATTCGCCGCCAGCTCGGCAGCGCGTTGCTTGCGCTCCTCGGTAACGCGCTGTTGATCTGCCTGCTTACGATCGGCTTCGGCCCGTTCGGCCGCCGTGACGCCTTCCCAGTCAGCCTTGACCGACACAGTGTTTGGGTCCTGACCCTGCCAGATACCATAGGCACCGGTGACGATGTGGCGCCCGCTGCTGAGTCTCAGCTCGCGCAGCTGGTACCAGGCTTTGCTTTCCCGCCCAAAGCGGTGGATCTTCCCGTCGAGCAGAGGATGGCCGACCGGCAGCGATGGCAGGCCCGAGCCGGTCATCTGGTCGATGACTTGTTCAAGCGTTGCCATTGCCTGCCTTTTCGTTCAGGAGTTCGAGCAGCATGCCCTGGTAGTGAGCCAGGGCGCGCAGCTGTTCCAGCTCGGTATTGATGGGGGAGCGATCACGATGACGGCGGTCAAGCGGTTTCCTGGTCGTATCGTGTGGACGGTCTATTTCCGTTGGAATAATCTTTAGCGGGGCGTTATTTGGCATACTGCTCTGGACCGGCGGTTGCTGGGGCTGGGTGCTTTGCGCCGACATTAGTTGTCCGCCATTCCTTCGAACCGGGCGACGATGCCTTCCAGGGCACGCTCCGCGCGCTTTACCGCTTCGCGTACGCGGATCACTTCGGAGCGATCGATCTTGCCGTCGGCAAGCGCCTGGTTGATCTCCGCGCCCACCTCGCCGTTCGTTTGCCACACCTTGGCCACCATCTCCAGCAGGGCCATGTCAGACGCCTCAGCACTGTCTTCGATGCGCACGCACACGTAGCCATGGTTACTGGCCAGGGCATGCAGGATGCTGTGATCGCCGGTAAGACCCATCAGGCGGTTGGCCTCGTCCAGCGTTGGCTTATTGGTCGCGCTATTCGGATTGGCCTTGTTGCGCAAGATGGCGGCGGACATACCCATGCGAGGCGCAATTGCCTCGCAACCGCCTGGCGCGCCATGTACGGTCTGGTGAAAAGCGTCGAGGTGGTTCATGCGGAATGCCCTTCAAAAAATGCATCAAAAAATATCGGCAAGAAATAAACTTCAGACAACATATGGGTGAGGTTGCTGGTGCGATACAGTGTCAGTTCCACAACATCAACGTTCACGAAAGAGCAACCTCATGGAAAACTTTGCAACGAAAGAGCAACTCGCAGCGGTCAGTCAACAACTGACTCAGTCGAACGGTCAGCTCATCGCTCTTGGCGCCGCGATTCGCGCTCTACTGCTCTCGCATCCAAACCGGGAATACGCCCTAGACGTCGTATCCGCTGAACTGATGCGATGGGAAGCATTCGGACTAAACAGCCAAGTGCCTGACTCCATGCTGAAGGGGTTCGAACGGGCGAAAGCAACATTGCTTCCAACTGCTGCAGATCTCGCGTCCATTCCACCCACACCAGGCCAGGATCCCGGCCTGTAACCACGCGCTGCACCGCTTCATTTCTTCTATCGGACTGCCAAAATGCTTGATCGCTTAACTCAACTTGAGACCGCCCATCGCGCTCTCGCTGCACAGCACACTGCGCTGTTGGAAGTGTGCCGGGTCCTGCTACCGCTGATCCCAGCACCACAGCTGTTGGTTCAACAGGCCTTGGTTGCTGCTTACGACCACTGCAACACGCACATGGACGAGGCCCAGATGGACGATGAATTCCAAGCCACGCTACGAAAGTGGCTAGAAGTCCTGTCGAGCGAGGTGCTGGCGGGACGTACGTCTCTGTGAAGCCTGGTGGCATCCGCTCAGTCATGGGCAGCCTGAATGTTGTCAGTCTGCTCAACATCCAGATCGTCACGACGACGCTTATATGGTTGCTCTATAAGCTCAGGCCAAATTCGTTGCCAGTCATCAGGGCGTAGCGCCTCTCTCGTAACAACGCCGCCGGTCTCCCTCCAAATATCAACGCACCGCTCTGGAGAAATAGGCGACTTGCCGTTGGCCATCTGCGATAGATACGAAGGGGAGACGCCGAGGCGGCCCGCTAGGGCTACGGCCCGTCCACGCTCGGTTGCGATGTAAGTTTTGAGGTCCATTCGTTCAGTTTAGTGAATACTAAATCGAACGTCAAGTGAATACTAATTTAGAAAACGCTAAACTTGACCCATGGATACAGTTGAGACAAGACGTGAGAATCTGCGCCGCTGGGTTGCCGCGAATGGCACACCTGCAAAGGAAAGAAGTTTTTTCTCGCAGCTACAGAAAGATGCGTCGTTTGGTGAGCGAGTCGCTCGCCGCCTTGAACAGCAGTACAAGATGGGGGCCGGGTACCTTGATACACCTATAGGCAATGGCCTGCCTTCAAAAGCCCCGTTTGATGAGAACGTGGTACCGGCGCACTTGGGCCTGCGTCCGATTCCGGTCATCTCATCCGTGCAAGCCGGGGCGTTACGCGATATGGAAACACCCTACCCCACTGGCGCCGGCTATGCCTACGAGTACACTGACCAGGACCTGTCTCCGTGGGCCTTCGCTCTCGATGTCGAAGGACTGTCGATGAGCCCGGAATTTAAACCAGGCGATCGAATTATCGTAGACCCCGAAATATCGCCGAATCCTGGTGATTTCGTCGTTGCCAGGAATGGAAGCGAACAAGCTACCTTCAAAAAATACCGACCTCGAGGAATCGATGGGGCCGGGAATATGGTCTTCGAACTGGTTCCATTGAACGACGACTACCCAACTCTACGCAGCGATACCGAACACCTATCGATTATTGGTGTAGTGACCGAACACCGTAAAAAACTGCGCCGGTCGTAATCGATGGCGGAAAGTGAGTTACAGCAAATACGCGTCGCACGTATTCCACGGATTAAGCTTCAACTTCGTGCCGGGACATCGAACTATGAGACGGTTCCTGATCTGACTTTTTTGGAGCCGCTCGTGGTGTTACAGCACGAGCTCGACGCCCTTCGGCTCAATCCGCAGCAACTGTTAGCAATGCGCGTGCGCGACCGTGGTATGGAGCCACTGCTGTTTGAAGATGATTGGGTTGTCATTGATACCAGCGACAAGGTTCGACGCAACGGGGATATCTATGCACTAAATTGGAACGGGGAAGCATGCGTCCAGCAACTTGTGGAGCGTGGCGCCCAGTGGTACCTCGGCAGTGTGAACCCTGACTTTAAGCCGGTCAACGTGCGCAGCGGACAGATCAGCATAGTGGGCCGCATTGTGTATCAGCCGGGCCGACCGCTTAGCGGAAGACTTTAAGGCGCAGCGGCACGCCCAGATGCCGACGACAGAAAGAGACCATGAAAAGGTTACTATTCAGTATAGCCCTTGCGGCGATGGTAAGCCCGGCAATTGCCGGACCAGCAAAACCAGTGAAGCAATCTACAGTTGCCCAGCAGTTTGACCCTGTCAAATCGTTTCAGCAGTTGGTAGCAACGGCATCGACTGCTAAGACGTGGAGTCGACCTTTTCAAATCCCCACCACACAAAAATGGGTTAGACATAACGTGGTTACTGGGGATGTACGCTATGACGTAAAAAAAACTGATTCATTGGTAAACCCTTTAATCGGCATTGTTTCCTTCCCGGTTGCTATCTCCGTTTCACCCGTTGCTAACACTGAACAGGAGGCATTAGAGTCTACCGCTCCGCCTCAACGGAACAGCGCTTACGACGTGGATATTACCTATCAAATTGTGAGCGATCGATGGGTTATGCATGAGATCAAATACAAAGGGACCGATCGCGAAAACCCTTTGCGAGGTACCGTCTACACCATGGACGCTGAAAAATTTGCCAAGGAGAAGAACTCAACCATTACCTTGGCGCTCAAACCTTGGGTAACGGATTCGTAATTCCCTCTCTTGAGCCTTTTAAGCCCGCTTAGTGCGGGCTTTTTTACGCCCAACTCAACTGCGATCACCCAGCGGCCAGCAAGTTCGATGTGGCAAACAGTTCGCGTAAGCACCTGTGGTTTAGTATTCACTTGACGTATGGTTTAGTATTCGCTAAAGTCCTCTAAACGAGCTCGGCACCCGCAGAGCGATATTGGAGAGCACATGCGCACCTTCCACGTCACCGTCCGCACCAGCGGCGATCCCACCGAATACACCGCCATCGCGCGCTCCAGCACGGAGGCGTTCGCCCATGCGGCCGAGCTGTTCGCCGACCAGCCTTGCGGCATCACCGTGATCGCAGGGGGTCGCTGATGCATCCGAACGATCCGAAAGACCCGCTCCTGGCTGCTATCGAGGCCGCAAAGGAGTTCAAACACTTTATCGACGTCCAGCCAGCGAAGACGCTCTTCAATCCTTGTGGCAAGTGCGAAGTCGTCGATACAGCTACCTATGCGCGGGCTGCGGCCCTACTTGAGCAAGCGATCGCGCAAAGCCTGGACTGCAGCAAGCGCCCACGTATGCTGCAGCTCGTTGCCCTTCCCGTTATCGACGTCGTATCCAATCATGGCGCAGATCGAACCTCGGGCCTGTTCGATTTTTTCGGCGGCGTAATCGTCGGCTTCGCCCAGCGTGTCAGTCAACTCATTACAGAGAACGCTAGTCGCGGCGAATACGGCGGCTTTCTCGAAGTCAGTATTCGCATCGTTGGCAAGGCGAATTTGCCGGTGGAGCAAATCGAGGGCGAGCGAGATGCTGTTCATGGGGTCGGTCCTGGGAAAGTTGATGAGCAGCCATTGTGCCATGGTGGCGCAGATGCCCAAGGAGCCCGCTGATGGACGGCCAGATCCGCCTCCGCCAGCCGCAGGAGATGCGCGCCCTGCCACCGCGCCCTGCCCGCACCACGCTGACCTTGCCGCAGCAGCCCAGCAAAGCTGGCATCGACTCTCTGCGCAAGGCGATCCTCGACTGCGCGCACCAGGCCACCCTCGCCGAGCCAGGTGATTCTGACCGGCGCCTGCACAGCTTCATTGCGAAGCTGTCTGGAACGATGGAAGGTCTCGGAGAGCGCGAGCTGGACGCCGTGCTGTGGAACCTGATGGCCACGACGCCAGTGGCGGGCAAGGAGCCAGCATGAAGCGTGCCGATTTCATTCGCTCGATCGAAAACAGCGCAGACCGGATTTCCCCAGACTTCCCAAATGATCCCGGCATGCGGGCGCGCTCGTTTATTGCGTACCTCTCCGGTTGCCTAGATGCGCAGGGTGAAAAAGAAACTGCTCGCGTGCTCATGGCATTTCTCAGCGGCGACCCGAAGCCATCCGAACAAGCCAAGGCAGGCTGACATGGGTTTCCTCCCGCTCTACCGCTACTACCGCTTCATCGGCATCCCGCGCCTGGAGGCGCTGGCCCTGGCCTACCGCAACCGGATGCGCTGACATGCACCGCATCTCGCCAGATCGAGCCGCGCTGGAGATCGCACACACCAAGGTGCGCAGCAGCTGGCCGCTGGACGAGATGCTCAAGAACCCCAGCCTCAAGATCATCCTCGAGGTGGTCGCCCGCCGGCACATGCAGCGCCGAGCGAGCGTCGACGTGAAGAAGCTGCAGGCCAACGACAACGACTAGCCAATGAACGCATTATCCGAACAGATCGCCATCGACGGCATCGCGCCGGCGGAGACCGGCACCGGCCACCTGATCGCCAGGATCAGCGCCGCCGCTGTAAAACTCGTCTTTCCCTTCCTGGCCCAGCAGGACGTCCGCTACTACCTCAACGGCATCAATATCCGGCCACTGGCCGACAACTCGGTGATGGTCGTTGCGACAGACGGCCACCGGTACATCGTGGTCCGGGATTCGAAAGGTTTCGTCGAGCGCGAGCTGATCGTCGGCCTGAGCAAGGACGCATTGAAGCATGCATCTAACGCGAAGCACACCCTCGACGTCATGTCGAACGGCAGCGCGATGATCTCTGATGCCGTTGCACAGCCGCTGTTCATCCAGCCAGGCAATGCGCTAATCGAAGCGGCCTATCCACGCATTGAGCGCGTGGCTAATGTCATCGGATACAAGGAAGGCATTGCCGGCGCCGTGAATGCGAAGTACCTGGCTGACGCACTCTCCCTCAGCAAGAACTTCGCCGGCTCGATCCGCTTCTTCACGCGCGACGCCGATAGCCCCCTCACCTTTGTCCTCGGCGGCCTGGGCGACCTCGAATGCTTCGGCGGGATCATGAAGGTGCGAGACAGCTTCGAGGCCCTGCCTGACTGGTTCCCTGAGCCTGGTGAATTCACCACCCTTGCCGACGCTTGAAAACTCTACTTCTCATGTACAAAAAATTCCAACCAGGTGCGCGCATCCCTATGACGACCGAGACCTACCAGCGTTTGGCGCTCCAGCTGCGCATGGCAGGCGAAGCGCTGATCACCCATCCAACGCCCGACACCTATAACCAGCTGTCGAAGCTGTTCGCCACCCTGGGCCGCGCCGGCCTGGCCGGTGACGCGCTCGACCAGGGCAACAATGCGCTGTCCGACATCTGCGACCGCTTCGAGGAAGAGGGCCACATCCGGATCACCGACGTCGAGGCCGAGCACATCCGCACGGCGATCGCCAACATGGACCGACACCTGCCGGCCGTGGCCGTGAACCATCTGCGCCAAGCGCAGTGCGAAGTCGAAGTCTACTGCGCCAGCGTCGGCGCCTGAAAGGATTCCCGTGAGCCCCACCACCCTCACCGCTTCCTACCTGCGCAGCCTGCGCGACCTGGTCGCGGACGACAACCATGCCGCCACGTTCCAGTCGATGGGCCAGTACCGCAAGGCCCTCCAGCAGCACATCCGCCTGCAGCTGGCGAACCTCGACGAAGTGGTCGACCAGGAACTGATTCCGCTGGAGCCAGCAGGCTGGCGCGCATTTATGAACGAGGTCGCATCGTTCGCCAGCTGCCTGGTGCACGGCGACACGCTGGCGGCGAAGGCAAGGGCGCTGCTTCGGCGCCGGGCCGTGTTCCAGCCAGCGCAGCCGGCGCCGGCCGCTGAAGCGATGCAGGAGGCGGCGTGACCCTTTCCGCCATCGTCAACTGGACGCCCGTTGACCAAGGCCTTCCGGACGACGACACCCTGGTGCTGGTTGCGCTGGACGATACCGAGGTGTGGCCAGGCTGGCGCGACGGTGATACCTGGCGATACCTGGACGCGGTACCGATCAGTGGCGCACGGGTCACCCATTGGATGCACATGCCAGCAGCACCTGGCGCAACAGCTTGAGCCAGCTGAAATCTATGAACGCAAAAACCAAACCGGAACCGCGCACGTACGACATCGTCGACACCATCGACAGCGTGCGCAAGTCCAAGAAGGTCACGCTGGCATGCTGCCCCTTCTGCGACAGCGCGGAGCTGATTGTGAGCGATGTCGAGCGCAATGGCTATGACCCGCTGAAATGGCCTTCAGCCGTGCACTGTGCCGGCTGCGGTGCACGCGGGCCATGGGGCTGGACCGAATACCGTGCTGTGGAGCGCTGGAACCAAACGTGCGGCATCGAAACCTGCTCGCTGACCGAGTGGGTGTCGCTGCCGAATCCGGCTGAATTTGTGGACCTTGATGACCTGCCGTTTTGACGGCACTGAACGGAACACCAACCAATGCTAGGAGCTCTTTATATGGAAATGATGAACGACGAGAACGACCTGGCGAAGTCGACCGGCTACAGGTGCGGCACCTGCTGCGCCCGGCCCGGAGAGCAGCATGCAGCTGACTGCGCCGAAGCCAACATCGCCCGCGCGGCAATCATCGCCGCCGACATGCTGGCCGATCTCGATCCCGCTAAGGTACCTCTCGCAGTGCCGGCCGCAATCGGCGTGCTTCGCGCAGCGCTGGCTCAAGTCCATGCCGCCAAAATGCCGACCGGCAGCCTGTTGTCGCCTGAACGCATCGAGCAGCTGCTGTTGGATCACGGCGGCTTCAAGGAAAGCCGTTGGGGGCCAGAGAACCCGACGCAGTACCACACGGGCAAATTGGGCGCGGAAAAGCTGGTGCGCGCTGTCGAGTCCGAAGTGCGCTCGCGGCTGGCCGCCGCACCTGTCGAGCAGGGCCAGGGCGAGAAAGCTGCCGCCAACAGCCCAGGCGAAATGACGGCAATCCCGCTAGGAGTTTCGAACTATGTGGACGCGGATGGCAAGCAGCGCAACAGCTATAGAGCATCCCCTGTGGGCGCAGGCGTAGTGCCGGAAGGCGTAGTGCCGGAAGAGCCAAAGTGCCAGCTTTGCGGCGCGGGAAAATCCGAAGAGTGTGGTCGCGCGGTCTGTGGAGCGTTCTATACCACCCCTACCGCAGCTACAGCCCATCCTGTAGCGGCAGACGATCAGGTGCGCGACCAGGCGCTGGAAGATGCGGCCTTGGCCTGCGAAGCAACGCCAATCGTTACGTATGGCCTCTCGTACAACCCCAACGAAGATGGGCACGAGACGCGCGAAAACATCGCCACCGCCATCCGCGCCCTCAAGTCTCGCACTACCGCACATGGTGGTGCGCAAGGAGAGCAGGCATGAAAGAGCGTCCAATCCTCTTCAGCGCGCCGATGGTGCGCGCGCTGCTCGACGGCAGCAAGACGCAGACCCGGCGGGCCTTGCGGCAACAGCCGGCCCTGCCCACCGATACGTGGGAATTCGCCCCAAGCGGCGGATGGATCGGCACAGGGCCAAGCCCGGCCACGGGTGGCACGCGCCAGACGCTGTGTTGGACAAAATGCCCCTACGGTCAGCCCGGCGACCGCTTGTGGGTGCGCGAGTCGCATGTGCAGGTGTTGGAGGTCGACATCCCCGCTGGTCGCGCAGTTGGGCCTGTCGGCACCATGGGCTCACCCGCGCGCCCTGACTGGAAGAGCCGCTACGTGTACCGGGCGGATGGCGAGATGCCAAACGTTCAATGGCACCACCTCGGCGACAGTCAGCCTGTGCGCTGGACGTCCAGCATTCACATGCCGCGCGTGGCCAGCCGCATCCTGCTCGAGGTGGTGTCGGTGCGCGTCGAGCGGCTGAACGAGTGCAGCCAGTCGGATGCCATCGCCGAAGGTGCGCTGAGCATCCGAAGCAAGGCGTGGGACCGCGAACACTTCCCAGCTTGGCGTTACCTGTTTGACGAGGCCGTTGCCACTGGTGAGAAACCGCCCGTAGGACCTTCGCCAGTGCAGGCCTACCAAGCGCTGTGGGAGTCGATCAACGGCGTCGGCAGCTGGGACGCTAACCCTTGGGTGTGGGTGGTCGAGTTTAAGCAGGTGGTGCCGTGACCCGCTCCGGCTTCGCCCTGTGGCTTCTGGCGGTGCTGTTTGTCGCTGGCGGCAACTACTACGCTCACCGCCAGGCCCAGCAGCCTCGCCAGTGCCCACCCGAGTGCGCCGACTGCGGCCACTCCAGCGGACCGAGCCAGACGCCTTGGTGCAAATTGAAGAACACGAAAGGAATGAAATGACCCGACGCATCAGCAGCTGGGACCAGCGGCGCTTGTCCGCCGCCTGCCTCAACCCAGGCGCAACGATGGGCCGACACCTGGGCATCCAGAATGAGCGCCCGGTAGGTGCCTACTCGCCGATGCGCAACTGCCAAGGCCCTTGCCGGAAGCGCCGCTCGCACATGCAGTTCACGGGCGCGAACACGATGTGCAACCAGTGCGTGCGTAGAAGTCCGAGCACGCAGGGCGCCGCCACCTTGCAAGAGGGGCAAGGAATTTCCGTGAATACTCACGACAATTCCTAGAGGAAGAAACGCTTATGGACTCCACCGCAGGACAAGTGAGCCAGCCGAAACCGCAAATCAAACGGGGCCGGCCCTCGTCCGGGAAGGCCCTGACCGCAGCCGAGCGGCAGAAGCGACGCTTGGCAAAGCTCGAGGCCGAGGGCAAGGCCTTGCTCCCGCAGGTAGTCGTCTCGCACCAGGTGCAGCAAGCACTAGAGAACTTTATCAAGTTCAAGGACGGCATGACCCTGGGCGACGCCTTGGACCGCATTGTGCGTGACAGGCTGCTGAGAAAGCGATCTGGGAAACGCAGGCCGAAATCGAAGCAACCGGAAATACGAATTAAGAATGAAATGGGAGGATTAACGAGATGAGCGAAGAACTGTTACAACGGCTGGAAGCCGTGCTCGAACGACTGGATCAGCCGGCCGTGCCGCTGTCCGAGCAACTGTGGGACATGGCCGCCGTCGCCAAGTACTTCCGGCGGAACGTCCAAGTGGTGCGCGAGTCGATGGCCTGCCTGCCATCGTTCCCCAAGGCCATCCGCTTGCCCAGCAAGGGCCGCGCGCACCCGCTGTATAATGCTGGGGAGGTCATCGCTTGGGCAATGAAGCACCGCGAAAAGTCCTGATCAGCTCCCCAAAATCTCCCCACGACAGGCTGCAACCCGCATGGTTACTAGCCTGTCGATTCCAGTCGGGGGGACCAAACGATCAGCGGCCTGTGCTCCAGGGTCCGCTGCGCATCATCCAGCGCCGCACCACATTCTGCGGTTTCGGTTCCCGGAACAATTTCCACCACGTTTCATCCGCGATGCCC